GAACCATCTTTTGTAGGTAAGATACGAATACGTCGTGATGCGGATTTTTCATTCTTCTGAAGGATTGCTGAAAAATACTTCTTCAATCTGTCTTCTTGTGAAATGTTTGATTTTTGTGAACCCGTAGTTGTTGAGTTCTTTTCGTACTGCGCAAGTACTGAATCTAATACTGAATTTGCCATAAATAAATTTTTAATTATTACTCTTTTATCTACAACAAATATAGGTGAATATTTAAGTTTGTCAAATAAAAAAGGGGACTTATGCCCCCCTTTATAATGATTCTTTATCCTATTATTTTTTACATGTTTGGATTCTCGTCGTCATATATATTAAATGTTTTTTTTACCTCATTTGGAGAAAAGTTCTCAACCTCGTCTGATGTTAATACATATTCATTTTTTCCTGTTTTCTCCATCTCTTCTTCTTTATCTTGAAAGAAATCTGTCAGTTTTTGATTGTAAGGATAAGAATCTAAAGAACGTAACATTAGTTTCTCTTCAGGTGTTTTTTCTCTGTACTTATCAAATTTAGCTTCTAAGTCATTTATCTTACTCATGATTTGGTCCATGTTTTCTAATTTTGATGCCAAATCATCAATTTTTGAAAACATATCATTCATGAACTCATCTTGTTTTGCCTGAATTTCTTGTTGTGATGTTACAAGGTCAGTGATATCAATTTCTTCAGTTTCCTCATCCTCAGGTTTTTCAGCATCAACCTCTTCTACATCCGGGTCGTTTTCCACATCTACAGGTTCAGGAACTTCAGTTGGAGCAGCTCCTGCATCTGCTGCCGGTGCTTCAGGAGCTGGTGCGGCAGCATCAGGTGCCGGTGGTGCATCACCTTCAATAGGTGCTTCTGGTGCCGGTGGCACACCACCTTCAGGTTCTGTAGGTGCTTCAGGTTGCTCTTTTAAGATATATGAATTAATTTGGTTGAATCTTTTTAATTCTTCCAATATTTTTTTTTCTACGTTCATTTTACTATACATTTATCCGTTTAATAATGTTTTAACACCTTGTGGAGTCTCAACCTTTAATGTTCTGTTTGTTCTCATAGTATTATCCACTCTTTCGATTAGACCATCTTTCATTCTGATTGTATAACAATCACCCGTATCTAAATCACAAACTTCTTGATAACCATTACCCGCGTCTCTTTGGGTAACTCTCGTATCTTTTTTTAAATAATCATCTAATAATGCTTTCATACTCATAACATTTTTATTATATAAATATATCTATCTATGGGTTTTGTTTAAAATACTTATAACTTCGGGCAAATTCTTCAACCCAATTGTTATATGTGTCTAATTTATTTTGATTTGTAAAATCTTGTATAGTAGTATCTTTTATCTGTTGAGCGTTTAATGGGGGTTGTGGTGGTACCGCAGTTGGGTTACCAAATGCTTTTTGAGTTAACCAAGAAGCATATACTAACTGAAATAAAGCCTTTCCATATTGTTTGTTTTCGTCGGCGTCAGGATTTAATGTTTTTAACTGTGGTACTAAATTTATAACCTGAGTCATGTATGAAATCATGAACTTTATAGACTCTGTTAAATTATTAAACTTAACTAAAGGGGTTGGTGTATTTGCAATATTTATACAAGATTGTTTTAAAATCAAACTAGGAAGATTACCTTTATAATTTATTATTGTATTAATTCCGAATGGGTTGTTATTGATGCAATTTGTAATACCGTTATTCATTGTGGTTCCTGGAACAACTCCTTTAGTCAATCCATAAATTAAAGCTCGTAAAGATGTGTCACTTGTTTCTTGTTTTATTACAGGTATGATATCTGTATCTGTGAACGTGCTCTGTACAAGTGTTTCAAATGGTACTGAAGGATATTGTGTAATTGTTTCACAATTATTTTCAGGGCTAGCTAAATTAACAGGTACTGGATTTTGTGTGACTGGTTCATTTTCAGTTGTTGGTTTTTCTTTATCCTTTGCTGCCAACTCTTTAATCTTAGTTATTACTATTTGATTTACAGACGCCAATAAATTATCCACTTTTGGTAATGCATATTTTGGTATGCGAGTACCTTTAAATTCGGTATTAAATCCGCCAGTATTAATATTATGGTTCACTTCAGTTATCCAATATGGACCATAAAACATAGGGACGTGTCTTAGTACAAAATACATTGTAGGTTGTATCATGACATTTCCCATACTACTTACACCACAACTATATGACCTAGATTTATATATACTATAAAGCGATGCGGATTGTTGTGCCACTTTATCACCAGCAACAGAACTACCCATGTCAGCATAAACTTTGAATGACTCTGATGTGTTTTTCATTTCTGACATATCTAGACTCAAGCTTTTGAATATGTTTTGATTTCTTATACCAAAATCAACCGCAAATCCAACAACACGATTACTCAACGAATAGTTTGTTTTTGGGTCCGAAACTCTAAGTGGGTTATCCGACATTCTCAAGTCAAAACTATCATCACCAAAACGATTGAAAGTGTTCTCTTTTGGTTTAGGGTATTCTGAAGGGTTTCCAACATATAAACACAAAAATTTGGGACTTGAGTTTGTATAGTCAACTTCTAAATACGTACCAAATAATGAATTACCAATTTCAACATCTTTCAATGGTTGACCATCTTTTACCGCTCTTTGTATACCATAAAAATTAATATAAGCAGGCATTGCCATAAAAATAAAATAATTTTCTTCCAAAATTCTACTTATTACACTCATTAAACTTTGGTCTTGTTTTGACTTAAGGTCTAACGCATTTACAACTTTTTGTACGTCTAATACAAATGAATTACCTAAATCACTATTTGCCCTATCCATAAATAAAAAGTCCTCAAACAAAGTATTGTTTTTTAAATCAGAGCCAGCAATCCATTTATCGTTAAATCCTTTCAATGTATTATATAAAGCTAATTTTGTAGTGTCACCGTTAAGCGCAGTAGTAGGTAAATCAACCGTTACATCAATATTATTTAAAATTTTATTTAGGTTGGAAAAAGTTTCTGTAACCATTTTGTCCTGTAAACTTCTTCTATCCTCTAAAAAATTATTTATATATGTCGTGAATTTAGTTTTGTCATAAGTAGGGTCAAGTCTTTTTTGTTCACCATAAAGTCTTACTAATGGATATAAAGTAATAATATTTTGTTCATTAAATGCAATTGAATTATCAATGAAGAAATCAGTTAAGAAAGATTTTTGTGTATTTTGTAATGGTTGTGCCTGTTGGGGTACTGTTGTTTGTTGTGGTATTGTGTTTTGTAAACCAGGTAGGGTTGAAACATTCGCAGATAATATAATTTCATTTGGGGAATTAGGGGTGTATTCTACCGTCATAACATAATTACCACCTACATTATTATCAACTCTAAATACTCTCGCGTAGTTTGTGTCAACACCCCCAAACCCTTCACGATATATACTAGTACCGATTGGTGGGTTTATTGGGTCGGTTCCCGGTGGATAAAATCTTATATTTTCAATCTTGTTAGCATCAAAATTAGGGTCACCTATAATTCTAAACACCTGATATGTACCGTCTGTTTTTTCAATGTTAATATAATCACCATCACCAGGTACGTCAGGTAATATTGTTGCCGAATCTCCAATAAATTGTAATTGTATTGGGTCTAGTAAAGGTGATTGTTGGCAATTTAATTGTGTTTGATAAAATGACATACAGTAACTTGCCGGTGTTGTTCCTACCGCATTTGTCTGTGGGTAATTGTCATCATTCTCCAAATTATATGTGGTTGTTGTCGCACTATCAGGTACCTTTCTTGCACAGAATTTTTTTGTTTGTGATGTGTTATCAACAACCTCTAAGAACCATACGTCATTATTATAGTAATTAAATGATGTTGTGCTTGTGTTATCATTTGGGTCAATTATATTAAAATACGTACCACTACATAAATCTTGGAACGTTCTATAATTTTGTCCCGCAACGGGTGGTGTATATGGTGTAGGTGGATTATTTTGTGCGATAGGTACGGATGGTAACACCGGTTGTACTTGTGTTTGAAACTCTAACCCAGGTATTGTAGTATATCCTAAATATTTTCTGAACGCATCCCAAGCAGAAGGGTTTTGAGTTATACTTTGTAATAAAGTAGTTGCTGTTCCGTCACCGGGTAACGTACCTTTCACATAAGGTTCAAATTTATACTTGTCTTGTACTTGTAAGTTTGAAATAGTACTAAATGAATCAAATAATTTTCTATCAAAGTTTGTTGGGTTTGCAATTTTTAATACGCAATCAAAATTTAAAAATTTATTTAATGATGTATATAAATTTGAAATTTGTAATTTTCCTAATTCTATTCCATCTTCGTTTTGATTCACACTATTAAATAAACTACTATCAAAATCAAAAATGTTTTTAATCTGATATCGTAATAATTTAACGTCTGAATTTGTTAAACCGTTAGTGTCTATATAATTAGGTGTAATATTTTCCTCATTCAATTTTAATTCACTCGCCAATGGTTTAAAATTACAGAAAGTTAAAAACTTTTCTTCCATTTTATCCAATAAATCAACATCAAACAAATTGAATATTTCGTCTATTTTTGAGTAAGTTAAATCATTACTAACAATATTAAAATCGTTTTGAAGTGGTGCATTATTTTTAATAACTTTAAGATATTCGGTCGGTAATGGTTTTTTAATTAAATCGTTGTTATAATATCCAAAATTAGAAATACCCCATAATGACCTAACAGTACCGTTGAAAACTGAGGAGTTGTTATATATTTCTTCGGTAATTTTATTCGTTTGATTGAAACATTCAAAAATTGATTGGTCGAATGGTATACCTCCCATTGATGGGTATAGTCTTATTGTGTCTGGTTGCGACTGAACCGCAGTGTTTTCAATTAATCTATATGTAAAATAGTTTTTCTTTAAGAACTCTCTGAATCCATTATTTGGGTCAAATCCTGTACCATACATTGTGGTAGACTCACTATTGAAACCAATTTTCAAACCTTTATTATATACATCCGCAAAATCACTTGTTGTATAACCCGTTAATAAATCTTCTTCATTCAAATAATATTCTAATGAATTTACAACTTTAGGGTAAAACCCAACATCGAACGTATTTCTTAATATGAATGAGTTTTGTGGATTTTGATAAAATTGAGCACCTTGTAGTGTGATATTTTGAGGATTACCACTATAGTCTAATATTGTGTATGTGGTTGTACTATCACCTGTTGTTGGCGCATAAGCAACATTAAAATCAAAATTTTTCCAACAATCGTCTAATATATCTACATTATCTTCTATGTATTTTTTATATCTATGCCATATTGAACCGTACTTTAATACCCAAGCATAAGGTACTTGATGTATTGCTGAAAATTTATTAAATGTTGCAGCTAAATAATCTAAATCCGTTAATACATTATCTGTTATGTCTTTTATTTTTTCTTTGGTTGTTATCAGTGGTAATGAGTTCAAATACAAATAACCTAAACCTACAAATGGGTTTTCTTGATTATTTTTTTGTTTTGTCACCCCATCGATGAGAGCATTAACAAAATATGGTGTGTTTAATAATGATGTTGTTTGAATAAAAGTTCCGATATTTCCACTATAACTTGTTCCATAGTTAATATATGATTCAGTTAAATATAAATCTTTGTCTTGTCTTGTTTCAAAAAAGTTTTTAAGAGATAATCTTGAATTGATTTTTTCAGTTGACCCTACTTCTGTTAAATATGCTTGTGTGTTACTTTGAAATACCGTGTTATTTGTGAATAATTTTAAATTAGGGTATTTTTCAGTTTCATTAATTCTAGCGATAGTCTTTTTATCATCTAAATAAATGTAACTTCTTGTGGTATTATTATAATCTTCAAACGCACCTATATTACTTCCGTTTGCCATATTTTCTTGTAACCATGTTAAATCAGTAAATGGATACGTATCTAACGTATTTTTTTTGGATGTCCCACTATCCTCTAAAAATTCTTTCATATTGGTTGCCAATGGTAGGTCAGCAGAAACTTTCACAGACCTATCGGATAATGTGTCGATTGAATAAATTTCATTGACGTTTTGTAGTAAGTTTTTAATATATTCTGTGTTGAATATATCTCGTATGTACGTTTGCCAGCTTTGTCCTTTACCATTGTTTGATATTGTTTTCATATAATCAATCAATTTGTCTAATGAATTGAATTTTAAATTCTTTAAATTTTGATTGATTGTAATATCCTCAGGAGCAACTAAACCTATATTAGAACTTTCAATATCTCCATAAAATTTATCTATCTGTTTTTTTTGTGATAAATCAAGTGGTAAGTTTCCATAGTGAGAACTAATATAACTTCTTTCAAATATTTCATAAAATGTTTTAATAGCATTCAAATCTTGATATGGTGCTGTTTTGAATGGGAACTCTAAAGCATTACAAGAAACATATTTAGTTACATCTGTTGGGTTGTCATATGAGTAATTAGAAGTTGGTTTTTCTTTTTCTAATGAAGCCTTTATGTATGCCTCAACAAAACCAACTTCGGGCCAAACTCTATAATCATAAGCCTTTGTCTGTCTTATGTACTTCGCGTCTCCAGGATATTGTATTGTATATAAATCACTACCATTTTCTTGTTTTTCTAATGTAAAATATAAAGGCCAAGGATATACAACATTATCATCATTTAATTCCGTACTTGACTTTTGTATACTTTTCACAGCATCAACTGAAAAGTTTTTTTCTGCTGGTATTACCGCTAATAACCTGTCCTTATCAGTTCTTACATTCCATGCTTCTTCATGGTTATCTTCCATCAATCTATAAAAAGCATCGGCACCTGCAATTATTATCGCAAAAATGTTTCTAATCGTTGGTTTAAATCCTAATCCACCTTCACTTGGGTTTTTTAATTGTAAACTTGCATAATATTTTGTTAACGTATCCTCAATAACTTTTTGTTTTGCCTCTAAACTTTTTTGCATTTCGTCAATCTTATCTAAATAAGAATTTTTGACGTATATGCCGTCAGCAACAATTTTGTTCCCAAAAACAAAATAATCAGGCGTGTCATTTATGATTTGGCCTTTTTCATCTCTTACTTGTGTTGTAAGTTGAGCATTTCTTGCTTCGTTTTCAATAAATTTTTTATATTCATCAGGATTTTCTGCTTCTAAATTTCTACTATACCTTGATAAGTATGTATTTAACACATCGGCCCTATTGTTTTGCCAAGCATTAAAATCTAATTTTTTTATTACATCTTTTTTATTTTTAGTTAAAATAGTAATTTGGTCTTTTGTTTCTCCTTTTTCACCAAAAGTTGCATTGTCTTTCAATTGTTTTGTATAATCAATTATATTTTTGTCTATAAATGTTTTGTAATCTTCTCTAGACTGTAACGCAACTTCTTTTTTGAAAGGGTAATATATTTCTTCACCGACAACATAAAAACTTGTTCTATCAAGAAAATTATTAATAGAATAATCATAAACTTTTTTTCTTAAATTAATCAAAGTATCCGCAAACAACTTCAAATCGTTTAACTTAGTAAAATCTGCCTGAGTTTCTAAATTTTTTTTCAATTTAGATTCAAAGTTTTCCACTCTCAAAACAAAATCCTCTATCGAGAGCATCGGAAAGTTGTCAGGTATTAAACCTTTTCTCATATAGGTTTTGTAAACCTCTTCTAATTTTTGTCTACCCTTATATGTATTGAAGACGTTCTTATTACCTGTGCTTGCTTGTGTTACGGTAATTTGGGTATTATACATTTTTGGTGCGTTTACCGCGTAAGATAAAGGCGTATCAAAAAGAAGTGCAGTGAATTTACCAATTAGTTTGAGTGAAATATTATAATTACCTGTGTCCGCATCAAAACTTGCGTTGAATGACATTAATGATAATCTATATTTGACAGCTTTACCATAATAACCTTTCAACGTCAAATAAAATAATGGATAAGGAAAATTAAAAAATGCAGAATATAATGAATTTTCTCCTTGTTCAAATAAAGACCTTCCTTGTATATCGACTAATTGTATATTTACTTCAGGAACACCCGTTCCCTTAATATTAACTCTTATTTCTTTTATACCTAATAATTGTGTATCTTCAGGGTTGGAAACGGAACGTTTAAAAGATTGTCTACCTTCAAAGTTCACAACTCTTTCACTTGATTGATTAGCTCCGTTGAAAGTTCTTGTGCCTTCTCCCGTCAATTGGTCTGACCAACTTGTATCAAATTGTGTCTTACCTTTTGGTTTCATGAAATTAATTTTCAACGCGTCGTCACCCGCAAACATTGTTGCGATACTTGTTGTATTAATAACCGGTGAGTCAAAATTATCACCAATAGCTAACTTAGTTCTTGGGATTATAAATGTTTCTAAATTGGCATAATAAACTAAATCTTCATGGTCAACAAGGCGTTCTTGTTTTGTACCGTCGGGAGAAAAAACTTCGTTTGGGTTAACAACAACAATGTTATCATAATCGGTCTCAATAAAGATTTTTTTATTTTGTTTTAATCTAACGGCCATAATAGAATATGTGAGTATCTAAAGCAGCTTTATAATCTTGTAATGCCGCAGTTAATGGAAAAGGAATAATTAATATTGTACCATCAGGTATGTTTTGTTCAAGTCCACCATATAAAGAATTTGCTGCCAATATTAACCAACCAAAATATGGTGTTCCATATTTTTCAAAACTTATTTTATCTAACCTACTTCTTCCTTGTCTATACAAATATTGCTGGTCTGTAACTCTACCAGGTATAGATAAAAACGGAACAACAGTTTGTTGTCCGTTAATCAAAAAATCTTTATATCTATTGTAGTAATCCATTATTGAAAACTTTTTTGTAAATTAAATTTGTCCCACGTCGCATTTGTTGACGAGTAAATTGCAGATAAATTATCAGTATAAGGTGCTTGTGCTGTTACTTGGGATTCATACCACATTATTCTTTCTTTATCTAAATTATAGGGTTTATAATTTGTAAATGTAGAATTAAAATACGTTGTTCTGAAATCTGCAATTTTTTTATCGACAACAGTTTTAGAAGCTTTGTATGAATCTCTAAGTCCTGTATTCGGTTGATTTAGATTTTCATCTAAGAATTTCAACCAAGCAATTTCATCATCTTGATTTAAATTTGGTATTGCTTTATCTATCAAATCTATTGCAAACTTATCAGAATCATCTATTATGTCTTTACCAAATAAAATAAAGAATACAGTTTCTTGTGGTAAAAAGTTTTGATTGGATATATAAGTATTTTGAGTAAAATCGTCTCTGTATACATCCTCACCTGTTGGTATTAAACTGAAATCTTGTAACTTTTGATAAAAATCATTTATGTTATTTTTCACCAAATAAGAATCTTCAACAAGTTCTTGTAATGTATTGTTCACACCAGATAGGGTTGGTTGTGTTATCTGTGTTGTTCCTGAAAGATTATAGATAACTACTGAATTATTTTTCTTTATGAACCCATCATGGGCATCTGAAACATAATTTATTTTGTCAATTGAACTTATTAATGGGTATTGTATATTATTAATTTCATTTGCATAATTTTCTAAATCATTCAACATTTGTTCTTTTTTAGCATCTATTTGATTTTTTAATTCTTTTTTAACTTTTCTCACTTGAACGTTTGATAAGTTTTGATTTGCTAATCCTGAAAGAAGTGGACAAACGTCTCCATTATCAACATCTTCCTTCGCTTTAGTTGCAATACTTTCAATTTTAGTTTGAACGTCATAAGAGTACCCAAATATGTTTGCAGTATTTGTTATATTTCCACCTAAATAATTAAAATTACCTTCTATATATTTTCTATCTTTTGTGAACACCTGTAGTCCACCAATCAAATAATTTTCATTTATTTTTTCTAAAGTAGAAAGTGTTTTTTCAGTATATTCTTTTGTTAAATTTGCCAACCCACTCATTACATCTTTATACTTGATGGTACCTGAAGTAATAGATGTGTTTAAATCAATTGTATTAGTTATTATTGTCCCAATCGTAACTCCTCCGTCATTAACTACCGGTCTTGGTGCTTCCGTATTGACAACATTTAAGTCATCTTTTACTTGTGAAAGTATTTGAGCATCATAAACTTCTAAATTAAGTTGTTCTGTTGATTCGGCTCTTTCGTCATACATTTCAGTATTAGCATAATAGTTAAATGATAATGCATTTTGTAATTGAGCGACAGGACCTGCCAAACCATGAGCACCTATAAAATTGAATGATACATTCACAGTTGCAATCATTGGTTGAACTCCGATACCTTCAGGATTTAAATCAAATCTACCATCATCATATTTAAAAGTTATTTGGTCAATAACAATTTTTGTATGGAAAAAATCACCTATTCTTAAAATACAAACTGGAGGTGCACCAAAAGCACTGTTCGTCGCATCATTAAATAATAATGTTTGTTGACCGCTATCTGACTGAGATACAGTAGGTATCGTGTCTCCAGGTCTCATACATTGTTGTAAGAACACTAATCTAGCATTAAGTCCTTCTGGCGTTATTGAATGGAATGCAGGTTGGAAGTATTTTATTTTTGATTTAATACCATCATAAACCATTGGTTCATTTTGTTTGATGTATTCAAAATAATTACATTCAGTTAAAAGTTTTCTTGCTAATCTTTTTGTTAAATCTTTTCTTTTTTGTAGTGTTTGTGTTTGTACGTCTTGTTGTCTCGTATTTGGTGTATTTGTATAAGGTTGTGAAATTGGGTCTTGGGTAACAAAAGGGTTAGTTGTGTCATTTGGTTGTGGTACACCACCATCAACACCGGGTTGTGGATTCGGTGCAATCACTAAGAAATCTTGACCTGATAATTCTTGACCAGTTTGTGACGAATCACCACCATTAGTTAATGGAACAGTTGAATTTTGTGATTGGTTTTCGTTTTGTGATTGGTTATATATAGGTTTGATATTACTAATTTTAGTTCTACGACAAGCCATTGCGTTTATTGACACAACACCTTCTTGTTTCGATGATTTAAAACCTTTAGAACATACAACAAATCTATATGGTTTGTCTTCCAGTGTGGGACTTTCCCCAACGGACGTTTGATTAATTTTCAATTTACCTTGTTGGTTATAATTTTGTAAAGTTGTTTGATTTGGTGACTTTTGTTTTAATATCCACTTCAAAACTGCATCATTTCTTCTTTTAGATAAATTTAGATTATATTCAGGGTCGGTAACAGCGGATGCACTAGCCTCTAAATCAAATTCAACGGTTCCCCCGTCATCTAATATTTTACCTAGTTTTGGTATGAAACTTTTGGCTTCATTAAATTCTTTAGTTATATAATCGAAAAAAATACCTATTTCCTCTTTTCTTGTATCTACATAATTCCTTAGATATTCTATTTTAGCCGCATTACTATCATCAAGTCCTAAAATGAAACTAGTTTTATCTGCTTTAGTACTATCATCGTATGAAAATATTTTATTCAAAGCAGCACTATAGGTATCAGGTTTTCCATCATTTAAATAATTGTTTTTTGAAGCAATATATAAATCGTACCAATGTTCAAAATCTTGAGTAACAGTGGTACCGTATCTATTTCCTGTTCCGTCAGGAAAGTTGTTATCAAAATAAAAACCAATATCCGGAAATTGAATATTTAATGGTGGTTCGGTTGCTGTAGGTGTTGGTGTAGGTGTTGGTCCTGGAGTTGGTCCAGGTGTTGTTTGAACACAATTTTGTCCTGTTGGTGTTATAGTATTTGTAGGGTCAGGTGTTGAGTAATTATAAGCATTACTTCTTATTGCACATATTTCTCCACTCGCGTTTGGTGCTAAACCTGTTAGTGTTATTACATCTCCTGAACAACCCGTATACGTTAAATCGGTGGTAACACCAATTTGGTATTTTAAAACAACACATGGTGATGGTGTAGGTGTAGGTTCTATTTCACTATCAATATCAATTTCTTGTTCAGGTATAGAATAACTGTTTTCTTGTACTACAGTGACAACATCTTCCGTAGTTAATATTTGAGTTTCAAAAATATCATTAGGAGTAAACATTGGGAATTTACTAACTAAGTCCCATAAATCGTACTTAGTACATCCCGCAAAGAATGAATCAATAATTTGTGTTATTTCTCCATTGTTTCCAACATTTTCTAATTCTTTATCAACTAATACATTAAGGATTGATGGATGGTCAACAATAATTTTAAAAGAAACGTTACCCTTTCTTGATGTGTTAGTGTAAGTATAAATCGGTTCAGTTCTACCTAAAAAATTGTTGTCAGTCCATTGTGTACTAACACTTTCATCAAAACTTAAATCATATGGTGGGAACCACATAATTCTACCTCCATTTGGTCCCTTTTCACAAGCCGGTAAATCATCATAAGTAAAACCCTTTTTATTTGATGTTCTCCATGCCAAGTTTTCTAAAGATAGCATGTATTTTTTTACTTTACCATCTTTTATACTATATCCGTCAGTTGGTGCAATATTTAAATTGTAAGTGTTGTCTAATACTGAATTAGTATAACCTCTTATATTACCATCTGTTTTTTGTAACTCGTCATAAGTGTAGTATGGTCTGTCTTTTGTGAATACTCTACAATACTCAAGACCTGTTGGTGTTGCGCTACTATCAGGTTTAGAGTTTTGGGTTGTATATCTTACAACTCTTGAACCTTTTGTTAATTCTTGATATCCGTCGTTAAATACTTTTGATACTTGGTTAATTGCGGTTCCAACATGTTCTAAAGGTTGTGAACTTCGTTGCCCTGCATCTACAAGTTTTTGTGTTACATCTAATAAAGAACCTGGTGTGAAATCTAAATTAGTAGACTTAGTTGAATCAAAACCTACTAAATTACCAAAAGTAAATTCACTATTGTCTTCGAATTGCTCTCCACCTCTACCTTGTAATTTACCTTGTAGTGGTTTGTTATCCTCTTTCGGACTCTTACTACCAATCCAAGTTACGCCACCGAAGATACCAGCACCAATCCATTTAACACCATCTTTATTAGCTCCCGCACTATATAAGTTTCTACTATTTAAACCAAATTGTGTTTCATTTAATTGTTCTCCTTCATATAACTTACCCATATTAGAGTAAGAAAGCACAGGTCCCATTGATGAGGTTTTACCATCTTTTGCATATGGTAGTTCGGGTGCGGGGGACATTAATTCTGTCAAATGATTTTTTCTATCACCAAGGTAGAACACACCTTTAGGTGCGAGTAAATTATTACCTATTTTATAATCGGGTCTGTACTGATTATATTTTAATTGGTCATAAAGTAATTTACGTGTTGGTACTGATGTAAATTCAACAAATAATTCAGATGAAGATTGATTTGCGGGTTGTAGAGCACTAAATAAAGAACCTAAAGCCCCACCTATTAATGATAATGGGTTTTCAAAAGGTCCATTACCTATTCGTTCAGGATAATCAAAATACTCACCAGGAATATAAGAATAGGGTGAATAAAGACCACCTAATTTAGCGGCAAAGTTAATACCTTGACCAAATAGAAAATCAGGAGTTGTAATATTATAAACTCTCGATACAATAGGAATATTACCTGTTAATAAACCAATAGCATCGAAAGGGTCGGTATTTGGTTGAGCAGATATTTCTCCAGTATCGGGATTAACATTAGAATTGAATATATTTACTTGTCCTAATGTTTGTTGAAATAACTCAAGCGCAACTCTATGTTTAAATTCTTTATTTAATTGTTTTGCGCCAATATTTGCTAAGTCAGAGTCTTGTGATAAACTACCATCAGAACCCGATGGGTCATCATTTAATAATATACTATATGGTGTGTAGGTAGATGGTAAAAATATAAACGTATTATCTGAATTAGCATATGGTAACTGTAACGCCTCTTGTTGAAGGGTTTTGAAATCTGTCGGGTCATATTCACCATCACCCGTAGCATATCTGTTTGATAGGTATGCTTCAGTTTCTTTAATTCCTCCAACAAGTTCTAAAAGAGAGCCATCCGAATCAGTAACGTCGTAATTACCTTGTGGTATTACTAAATTTTTTTGTTTTCTGTACGGTTCAACTTCAGTTTCACTTTGTCCCTGTTCAGGGCCCCATTGATTTTGTAAGAAATTAGGTTTTCTAACGTCTTCACCTACAATTTGTAATTCACTATCTACAGTATCAGGAAACCCATATTCACCTTCATTTGAGTTGGTTTGTAGGTTATTATTTATTGATACTTCGGTTGTTGGTAAATTTTCAGGACCATATTGATTTATAGCAATTAATGCAGGTCTATCCGTTTCTCCTTTTATTTCTAATGGACTATCTACAGTATCAGGAAAACCATACTCACCTTCGTTAGCATTAGTTTGTAAATTATTATTAATCGAAACTTCGACATTAGAAGGGTTTTCAGGTCCGTATTGATTATTTGTAATAAGAATAGGTCGGTCGGCATTTGCGGTAGTTTCTAAATTACTACCAATCGTATCTTGTACCGTATATTCACCTTCACCAACAGTATTAATAACTTTATCATTATTAATGTACCAAGCAGTTGAGCCGAAGTCTGATAAACCATTTTCAGGTCTATAAACATTTTTTATTATAATTTGTTTTTCAGTATTGTTACCAATAATCTCTAAATCACTTTCTATAGTGTCAGGATATCCATATTCACCTTCATTTGATTTATAATTTAAATTAATATTGATTGGTACGATGTCTCCATATTCTCCAGTACTTGTTTGTGGACCATACTGATTTATAGGTAAAAGAATTTGTTCTTGTTGGTTACCTATTTGTTCAACACTTGGGGAGTCAATGGGTGTTAGGTCATTAATATTAAATTCAGAAGAACCTGGTTTACCGTCATTTGAAAAAGCACTATCTACTTTGTATGGTGGAAGGTTTCTCACCAATAGTTTTTTTCTAAAATTTTCGCTCGAATTAAATGATAGTGGACTCTCCATTCAGTCTTTTTATGATAAATAGATTGTTTTAGATTTTTTTAGGATAATACGCCTTGTTGTCTTTTATATTCGTTCATTTTATAAAGTACGGTATCCATAATTTGTTTTTGAACTTCAGGAGAATTAAACATTTTGTTCAATTGTCCTGGGTCACCAGCAATAGACCCATTTAAATTAATGTTAATATCTATATTACCTCCAATACTCCCACCACCTTTATTAAGTGCGTCTGTTAAGTTAGTTCCGAAAGCAACCTCATCACCAACTATTCCTTTATATATCGTGTCTTTAGCCATTATTTGTGGGGCACCTCCAGGTTTAAATAACATATCATTACCGGTAACGGTAGGTACCGGTTCAATTGGTTTTTTGATAGTTTTTTTTACTTCCTCTTGTACATCCATCATTCTATTCACTGCATTTTCAGAAATTAATGGGTCTGGTAATTCACCTGCTGCGGTTGTTTCAAATTTCGCAGTATCTCTAGCGGTTTTTTCAAGAGTATTTGCTGTTGTTTCAGCTCCGTTTGTTATGGCTTTACCAAGTTTTTCGTTTGCGGTTTCAATATTTTTCAAAAAAGTAGCCCTATCTTGAACACCCATTTGTGTTAATATAGCACTTTTAATAATGTTTACATCTTTTGCCTGATTTTCAGTAATAGTTAAGTTATTTATCGCAATATCTTTTTCGTCTTTACCAGCCTTCTGCATATAATCATTTAATGCTTGTTGGGCTTCAGCACTACCTAAATTAGCTTCTTCAATTTCACCATAACCAGGTATATCAATCGTTACTTTACCGTCAGGCCCAATTTCAGTAAGTCCCGTTACTAAATTCAATTCATCCTCATCCAAATCCGCAAAACCAAATCTATCTTTCAAAAAGTTTGCCTTTGCAGCCTCTCTTCCAACTTCCATTACCTCATCCAAAGATTTACCCATTAACGCTGCTTGTTCTCTTAATCTATACATGTCAGCAACTGAAGTATCAAATTTTCCTGTTTCACTATTAAATTTAAAGGCAGATGCACTTGATTTTATAATTTCATCTTGCAACCCTTTCATGTCTGATTGTGCCATTCTCATTAATTGAAAAGGGTCCGCTAATTTACCTACAGCACCACCTAACATTTGAAATGATGCTGCAGTTTCCATAGCACCTTCAGGGTCTAATATTTTTGATTGTAATGCACTTGCACCAATTTTTTCAATAGATGTTCTTAAAAGTGTAGCTTGTTTTACCATGTCAGTTAAACCTTTTACACTATTACCGAAACCAAAACCATTTAATGATTTCATATTGGCGTTGACATCAGTTAAAAACTTTTTTGAATCAATCCCCACTTTTCTAGCTTCAACGGCTAAATCATGCATTTTTTCTGTTGCTTGCAACTGTGTTCCACCAAATCTAGTAAGTTCACCAACCATTTTACCAACTTCACCAGCACCCATACCTGTTGCCTGTGAAAGAGCAACCATATTTTCAATAGTTTGCAAAGAAGGGTCTACCATTCTTTGCATACTTTCAGCAAGTCCTTGGACTGTTCCAGTGATATCTTTAAACTCGGCACCTATTTTGACGGTGTTTTTGTATGACTCAATTAATTTACTCGCAAATTTAGAGCTGTCCATAACAACACCACCCATAGACCTTTGTAAGGTCTTAGAACTATCAGCAATACTTATTGCGGTTTTTTCTATATTTTTGTAAGCTGTAAATGCATCCGATGCACTGAGTGCTGCTATATTTGCTTTAATAGCACCCTTTAAGGCCTCAATTTGCTCGGCTATTGATTTGGCAGCACCTCCTTCTAGTTGTGGGTCATTAAAAAACATAATAATTTTTTTAAATAAATATTTTAGGATTATGTTTTATTTGATTCAGATATTAGCTTATCCAAAAAGTACTTTCTTTCGAATGTTGGCATTTTAAGTAAATCCAAGTATGAAAAGTTTGCAAATTTTATTAAATAATAAAATTCATCCATTAAAATTTTTTTATATTGTGAAGAAAGGGCGAAAAAATTCAACCCCAAAACCAACCATTACGTTGACTTTTTCTCCTGACGGGGCTGTAACTGTTTTTATTAAATCAAGTTGTGGTTCACACTCAGATAAAAATCTTCTTAAAAATTTGGAGTCGGCAATTGGCATGTTTGAAATCATTTTTGCAATCTCACCCTTATCCGTTGACCCGTTTAGTTCTACTATCTGACTCTCTAATTTTTTTGTAACTATTGGTGCAATCATTCCTGAAGGGTAATTATTACTAATCGATTCAATTTCATTACTTTCTTTTATACTTAGTAATTTACATTTAACTTTATTTTTTGATTTTGGTAACTCAACGCTAAACAAACCATCTGTACCCATTTCATGTTTAGGTTTTATGTAATTTACCTCATCCACAATAAGTTTGACTTCAAATTTATTGTCCGTTTTTGGGTCAGTTATAAGATAATCATATTCAGGTCCGAAGGCAGTATTTCTTAAAAATATTAATATAGCTTGGACATCAACTTCTAATAATTGACCCACATCAAAACCTGGCTCATAAATTTTATTTTTAAGTAGAGTCATAATCAACCCGTCTTTTGGTGTATTTTGAGACATTAAAATATTTTCATCCGTAGCAGTAAGATACCCCACTTTTAAAGATTCTTTTTTTGGTCTATAAGTATGTCCACCACTTGGTAATTTTACCATATCATGTGGAAGGTTGAAATCCATTTGTCCGTATTGTGTGCTTTGGTCCATAATTTTTTTCTTTAAAAATAACTTGACTTTAGTTTATGTAAATAAAAAATCCCACCTAAAATAGATGGGATTGAATAATATTTTATTTTGTTTTTAGTATACCAAGATACATCTATCAGGTCTTAATGTTGCTTTTACAGTAATCAAACCATCTTCACTATATCCTAATGTGTCGAAGTCAACATTTGTTAAAAAACATCCTTGTAAAATCCATTTTTCAACTGCCACACCTGTTGGGTCTAACATTTCAAGGTCAACGTCTTTTTTGTAACCTGCAGCATAACCCATACGACCTGTTACTGATTCAGCGTGTAAACGAACCCACTCCATAAGAGCTTGTGATGCTGAAGGACCAATTGGGTCACGGAATGTAACGTCTATTGTTCCCCATTTAAAATTACCTGCAACATAAGTTTCAGTGTTCAAAAACGGGATAGCTACTGGATTAATCTCCACCTTTGGTCTTGAAGAACTTTCAACATACCAAGAGTTAATCCCCAAAGAAGAGGGGAACGTTATAATAAACCTATTTTTTCTTTTAGGTTCATATTGAAAGGGCATTTTCATTAACAAATCAGCCATGTCTATCTATTTTTTTGTTTCTTTTATTTTTATTATAAATATATCCAACTAAATTTTTTTCTATTTACTTTGTTATTTTTAAAAATTATCGTTGCATTATAAGTATTTCTAGATTTCCTTTTTTTCTCCTCCTTTAGTTAAATAAGTTTTTACTAGTTTTTCAGTATCTTCATCATCTAAAAATTCTTTCATCTTATCTATATTTCTAGGGTCATCGTCAGAAAAACCAATAATAGGAAGTATTTCATTGTTTTCTACATCATTTTTGAAGAATGCTTTTTCACCTATTTCTTGAGCCATATCTTTACAATAAGAAATAAACTCCCTCATTGCTTTTATTTTCCCTTCTTCAGGGTTAGTCGCAGACCCCTCACCGAAAGACACGGGATAAAATCTACAAAGGTCCAAATACTCACGTAATTCTTTTGGTGTCAAAGCTTTTGCCTTTTTTTCACCGGTGACTTCATTACCGATATTTCTATATCTATAAAGGTTTTCTGCTAGTGTTCTACTATTTAGACCATTCTTGTTAGCCATTATAAGATTATAAACACCTTCTTTTAAAGTATTCGGGTTGTGACCTCTTGCTGTGATGATTGCAAATATAGACCCACCATTGATACACTCAACAAAATCATTCCAAGATGGACCAACAGATGCCACCATTGCATCTAATACGAATCTCTTATCGCCTTTAACTCCAAAATTTCTAAATGGGTCTGGTGCAAAATCAACAACAGTAGTACCTTTATAACTAAATGGTTCTTTACCAATTTGGTGTCTGTGTTCTGCAAAGTCCTCTGTAGACATCGGAACCTCATCGTCGTTTTCACTTAAAACAATGATTGACGTAGGCATAAACATTATATTATCATCCCAATCAAAAGCATAATACTTTGTATCAGGATTACCTTCTTCCGTAAAACCTTCGTTAAGTTTGTTTTTTACAAATTCTCTTACGTACTTATTGATATTCATTATTTTTTAAGTTTTTCTAAAAGTCTTTCTAATTGTGCTTCAGTAATTACAATATTTTGTTTTTTTTCTGAAAACGTTTTTTTACCTTCAGTTTTATAACCTAAAGATTCTTTGATTAATTTTTTTTCTATTTTCATAGTTTTATGTATTAAATAATTTATGGGGGATATTTCTACCCCCCACTCATTTTATTTTTTTAGATATCGTCGAAAGACGCTCCTGTTGGTGTGATGACAAACTCGATGTCAATGTATTCTAACGCTCTTGTTGGTTTCAAGAAGATTTTACCTGTTAATGTATTTGAATCTAAATCTTCAGGTGTGTTAGATACTTGAACTCTAAAGTCAATCAAACCTCTATCTCTTCTAATTTGGTCTAAGATTGGGTTAACTGAATCCAAGAAGTCTTGTCTTACTTTATTATCGTTTTGTTCGAACAATAATCTTACGGCTACTGCTGAAATCAATTTACGAGCTTGTAGTAACAATCTTCTTACGTTGATTCTGTCAAGTGCAGATTCTCTGATTTGAAGAGTTTTGTTACCCCAAATTACAGTGCCCACATCAGAGAAAGTAGCGATTGGGTTGATTCTACCTTTATATAAAGTATCTCTATCGTCTTGTGTTAACTTACGTCTTGCTCTAATTGCGTTTACTAAACCTCTTGTGTAACCCGCTGATGCGAACCAAGGGAATGCGATGTTATCAGTCAATGCTAAGTTTCTTACAACCTCAGAAGTTGCAGGAATATAGATTTGAGTGTTATTAACAGTATCTCTTGTCAAAATCCAAGGGTAATATGTTGCAGTATAGTTAGAGTCGATACCTGTGTTCTCTAAATTATCTACCGCCTCCTGAGGGTAAATCAAACCTTCCGTTACATCTTGATAAGATGGTAAGAACATATTGAAGTCAGGGGTTGTAGTAATGTAGATTGAATCTGCTCTATCTGTTTCAATCATATCAATTGATTCTTCCACTAAGTTTGAGTTATTAACATAATCAATACCCGGTGTTGCAAACACGTTGATGTTTGTAGATTCAGGATTTGCAAATGTTGATTGTCCCCATTTGTAAGCGTAGTAGTCAGTATTCGCCCAAGTTTCTTGGTTAGGTCCTGAAATTTGTTTGAATGCTCCCCATCCTGATGCGGTAGGGTAAGTTACTGAACTTGCTGCCCCGTATTTAAATCCTGTTTGACCTAATGCGAATGTATCAGTGTTAGTTCTTGATTCTCTATAAATGTCCCAACCATCAAAACCTCCGTAAGCCATTACTGTATACTTACGTGTGTTTAATCTGTAATAAGGATTATCGGTATCAACTGGTTCAGAATTAAATGACCCAACACCCACTTCAAATGCCGATTGACCTGAAGTTGCATATGAGTTAGCGATAGTCACAACTGTTGCACCACTATCCATGTGGAACCCTTTAGTTAAGTAACCCCAAGCTGGTCCCGTAGTGTCTGTAGCCAAACTGTTTGGTAATTGTTTTCCTTTATATTGGAAGAAGTCGTAATCAAAACCACTAATATTAGAAATACCTAAGTAAGCTCTTCTTGGATTTTCCCCACTTGATATAACAGGGTTGTCTCCACCACTTGTCGAACCAAAAGGTGGGTTGTAAATTGTTTCACCCGCTGAATAGTATTTAGTTTTGTAAGGAACAAATGGTGGTGTTGCGTTTGCATATTCTCTCATTACATATCCTTCAAAACCACAAGGTAATGCATCAATCGGAGCTTCATCACTCATCTCTAACATTACATATTTAGATTTTACTTGGTATTCACCGTTTGACGTACCAATTTTATTTGCTACGTAGTTATTATTAGTTGGGTCTAATGAACAGTTCGTAAAACTTTCTAATACTCTAACATTTTGGTCATTGTCAAAATAATCTCTTACAAATACATCGAATGTTCCATTATTAAATGAAATATTACCAATAGATAATTTTACGTATGTATTAGCAGAGTTACCATCAGAGATTAGAACAAATTTAAATAATTTGAAAACTTTACTACCACGAAGTTCAGAAACTAAGAAAGGTGTCTCAGGTGTTTGGTATTGTTCTAAGTAGAAACCGATACTATCAGCATTACCTGACCTTGCACCTGGCAATTCAACTAAGTCACAATATAAACCTCTAATTTGACCTGCTCTATAACCTGTTTGTAATAATGCCGAATAAGTCTCTTCAACAAATAAAGGAACTTCATTTCTTGCTTTACCAAAGTTAGATGCTCCAAATACATTTCTTAAATAGTTTTTGTTTGTACTTAACATCGATGTTTCAAAACTAAAGTTATCACCATCATAAGTAACACCCGAAATTTGGAATGTTGAATATGGATTTTTAGTTACCGCCGAGTATGCACCTGTACAAATCATAGCAACATCTGTAGTTCCCGTAACTTCATAGAATGGTCCAGCATTAGTTGAAGTATATGTTGAAATACCTCTTGACCTTAATGTTGCAACAACCAAATCATCATAAGTTGTATATGGTGCTCCTGAATAAGATGTAGTAAAGAATGCAACAGTTCCTGAATATACACCCGTTGTTGGTGTTGTAGAAATACCTGAAAGTGCAGCACCCATACTTTGTCCGAAATATGTATTTACATCATTTGAGCCTTGGTAGTAATTAAATAATCCATAATACCATGGGTCATTAGTTGATGCTGAAAAATTATTAGAAGCTTGGTTTACATTTGGAACTCCGAACATTTCGGTAGAACCTGTAATAGTATTCAATGAAGTAACACCTGTAGTACTTGTCAAAGTCGATGCACTTGATGAACCCCACAAAATTGCAGTACTACCTGATGTTGAGGAACTTGTAGCAAACAAATACATTTGATTTGTTAAATAAGTTGTTAAATCTTCAGCAATTGAAGAAGTAGCTCCATTAAACTCAGTGTAAGAGTTATAAAAATTTCCATTTACGTTAATTGACGATGGGACTGATGTGTATGTTACAGTTCCACCAGTTGTTCCTGTGAATGTTACTGCAACAGGACCAGTTGTTCCTGTTACTTGTATTGTGGATGGGTCAACATTACCAATGGTTACGATAGACCATGACGGACCTGCATCATATCCTGATAAACCTAAAACTCTCGTTACAAATAGTTGGTTTGATTGTGATAGGTAAGATTTAGAGATATAAGCCAATTCGTATTTTGGTATTTGTGTATTAACAAATTTTTCAGGACTTGTTCCTCCAAAATAAGTTTGGAACTCGTCAAAATTTGTTATAAAGATTGGTTCAAAAGCCGGTCCTTGTAGTGTTTCACCTACAACACCTAAAGTGGTTACACCCACACTTTGAGCCACAAACGTTAAGTCTCTTTCCGATGTGTACACACCAGGAGAAACAAAAACCTTATTTGATGATGCCATGTTAATAAAAGTATTTTAAATTTATTTTTTATATATAAATACATCGTCAAATAACAAAAAACTTTACATTCTTATAATATTTATTAGGGAGTAAGAATAAATTCTGCCTTTTTTCTACCTGCTATGAAAAAACCCGTTAAGAAAATAAAAAACCTAAAAATTGATGCAGAAATACACAATCAGTTAAAAAAATACTGTGATAAAAACGGATTAAAAATTTACAAGTTTTTGGAAAAGTTAATTATGGAAAATTGTAAAGAAACTAAAGATATCTACGGTGAATAATCAAACTAAATAAGATACTGTTTTAATTTTACTTTCAGCTAATAAGTTTGCCTTTGTTACAGTAATTAAAAATGTATCTCCGTCATTAATTTGAATTGTGGTTAAATCAGTTCCCACATAATTTGAATTGATGAACACATCATAAGAACTTACGTTTTCTAATTCGGTCACTTTTAAGTCAACCGTATATCTAAAAACTTCAGATAATTGGTTATTACCTGCGACAAATAATAAATCTAAATCAAAGTTATCGGGTCTTGATGGTTCTAATTTCACTCTTCTTGACGTATTTCTTGTTTCAGTTTCAAATAAAGAAACTTGTCTAGTAACTGCAGGTGATACCTTGAATTCTGCCTCATCAATTAGAAGACCTTTCATTATAAAAGTATAGTTTGCAATATAATATTTTCTTTTTTCTAATTCTTTAACTGACTCATCAGCAACACCTTCCATAATAATTGGGATATAGTGACCTTTGATTTGGGTGTATGCCTGTTTTGATGTGAACGTTTGCATAACAATTTTATTAAACTCATTAAGTTCACGCATTCTATTACAGAATAACTTTACATTATATGTAATGTCAACAGGTATTGGTTGAGGTATTGTATAAACATCTGCACCCTTTCTTTGACCATCCCAAGTTGGAACGGTATAATAAAAGAATTGTCTTCTGTTAGGTATGTTAGCAGCTCCCCCTTGAAAAGTTCCGTACTTAACCTCAGGGGTTCTTACTGTTGCAATAAATGGTAGTGAGATGTTCTTATCTAAATCTTGAAAGTTCCATGTCTCTGTGAATTGAGACCAGTTCTGAGTCGTTATAATTTTATCTACAGTAGGTACAGGTTTTTCAGTTACCACTAATTTTAATTGTTCTTTTACAAAATCTAACATACCTAAATCTAAGTCGGCATGTAAAACCCCTTTTGGTAAAAAAGTTCCGTGGTCAGTGATATCATCCAACATTTGTTGTCTTCTTTCACGACCAACCTTTTCAGGTATCAATGGTAAATTTTTTTTAACTTTTGATGGTAATGCCATTATTATATTCCTCTAAATTCATTATCTGTAACAGGTGATGCTACTATGGAACGATAGAAAGGTTTGTAACCGCCATAGGTGTGTTTATTATCACTTAACACACGACCATCATTTACAACAGTATAGTATCTTACTCGGTCTTCTGTTTCGTAATACCCAATATAATCACCAAAGTTAATTTCAATTTGTAATTCATCAAGTTGTTTTTGGTAAACACCAACCTTCAAATTACCTGGCTCGGACTGAGATAATCTAGATGCCCCATAATCGACATTAGAAGGTGCCTCAATCTGTACATACCCTTTAAATTCAACAGGTGGTAAAAATTGTATTCCATCTTCTAAAGTTTCACCATAAACATCATCATTCACCGTTCTTTGTCTATCAACACGATATAAAACAAGAGTGAAATTCATATCACCCCCAAGCCATTCATCACCCATAGAAATTTCTAAATTGAAGTCTTCTTCGGCAAAAAACTTATTTAATCTTGTTATTGGAACTCTACTATCCGCCATACCTATAAATACTTTAATTGATTTTTTATGGTTGTTTCTTATATTTTATTATATTATGGAAGATTTTGTGCAAAAAACACCCGAATCGAAAGCTCTTTTGATATTAGATGATTATGAAGGGTCAAATAACTATATCCTTAATTTAAAACACAAAAAACAAAATAGTAAGTCTTTTGTACCTACAAGACCTCAAGCAGATTACATCAATAATTATCACACATTACAACCAAAAGTTGCAAAAAAATGGGTCAAATTAGATTCATATTTTGGTAAAAAACTGATGGAAGATAAAATGTATACCAAAGAACCTTCAGAAATTTATGTTGAAAAGTTGTTGGTTGAAAAGGATAAGGCTTATCATATTTGGGGTAAAATCTTTTCAGGTGAGACTTTACATGACTTTTGGATGCCAAAATCGGCATTACTAAAAGACAATGAAGTAAAAAACATTTCAATTGATTACGACAAATATACCCATAGACCACCTATGGAACATCAAAAAGAAGCAATCGAAAAACTTGTAAGAAACAAAAAGTTTATCTTGGCAGATGATATGGGACTTGGTAAAACAACATCTACAATCATTGCTGCTTTAGAAACAGGTGCTAAAAAAGTTTTAATCGTGTGTCCTGCGTCTTTAAAAATAAATTGGCAGAGGGAGATTGCAAATTATTCAGATAGAACCGTATATATTGCAGAAGGTAAGAAATTTTCAGATGAACATGATTTTGTTATTGTGAACTATGATATCTTAAAAAATTTCCACGACACTAAAGAAAAGGAAAAATCAGAAATAATGAAGATTAATTTTGATTTAGTTATTATGGATGAAGCTCACATGATTTCTAATCCACAAGCACAAAGAACAAAAATTGCCAACGACATTGCAAGTAAATCAAATAGAGTTTGGTTGTTATCAGGAACACCTATGACATCGCGACCTATGAATTATTATAATTTATTAAACCTTGTTGATAGTCCTGTAGCAATGAATTGGATGGCTTATGCTAAAAGATATTGTAACGGATTCCAATTTAGTGTTGGAAAAAGAAAAGTATGGAATGTTACGGGAGCATCTAATCTAGAAGAATTAAGAGAAAGAACCTCAACACACATCTTAAGAAGGTTAAAAGAAGACGTTTTAGATTTACCTGAAAAAATTATCACTCCTGTATATTTGAGACTCAAATCAAAAGATTACGAAGAGTTAATGGGTGAGTATTTCAATTGGTACGACCAAAATCCTGAAGAGTCTTCATCACTTACAATTCAGTTTTCAAAATTGATGAAAGTTAGAAAAGTTATTGCACAAGAAAAAATTAATAACACAATTGAGTTAGCTGAAAACATTATAGAACAAGGTAAAAAGGTTATTATATTTACAAACTTTACCGACACACTAAATCAAATCTATAACCACTTTGGTAAGTCAGCTGTTTATTTGGATGGTAGTTGTTCTAAGTTCCACAGACAAAATGCCGTTGATGAGTTTCAAACAAATGATAAAATCAAAGTATTTGTCGGAAACTTGAAAGCTGCTGGTGTTGGTATTACTTTAACCTCAGCAGAAGCCGTAATCATGAATGATTTATCTTTTGTACCTGCAGAACATTCACAAGCAGAAGACAGGTCTCACCGTATTGGACAAAAAAATTCAACATCAGTATATTACCCCCTATTTGAAAATAGTATTGAAGGCGCAATTTACGACATCTTAAATAGAAAGAAAAAAATCATATCAACGGTAATGGGTGATGATACATTTGACGAAGCGTCGATAATTGAAGAAATGTTAAATATGATTTCTAAAAACCGATGATATTTATATATCATGGACGTAAATGTTGAATATATTGGAATTGAGCCAAGTAAAGAGGATAAAGTTTTAATCAATGATTTTATTTCACAACTTAAAAAAAATTACCCATTAGAGGATAATTTGGATATTGTATTCCAAAATAAAAGAACCGGCGAAATGACTACAGGTTCGAGAACCGATAAAAACAAACTTAAAATTTTAGTAAAAGATAGATTGAATCGTGATGTGTTAAGAACATTGGCTCATGAATGGTCACATGAATACCAACGAACCGTTTTGAAAAGAAAAAAAGGAAAAGATATTGGTGGAAAAAACGAAGATGAAGCAAGTTCACAGGCGTCTCAAGAAATTAAAAAGTTTGAAAAAAATAATAAGGATATGGAAAAAATTATCTATAAATCTTTTTCAGAGCAAATTGAAAAAATTGAAACATTATTAGAAATTGAATCTTCAAAAAAAGAATTATTAATTACCGAAATTAAAAAAGTAAGTGTTGATAAACTTCCATATGACTATAACTCTTTAGAAAAATTTATTGATGGTGAAACAATGAATACCCACTACAACAAACATTACAAGGGTTATGTTGAAAAACTAAATGTTGAATTAGAAAAAATTAAAGGTAAGGATTTAGATTTAGAAGAAATCGTAGAAAAGATTTCAAAATTTAATAATGTTGTTAAAAACAATGGTGGTGGTGCTTTTAATCACGCTTTGTTTTGGAAGATGTTATCGCCAAAAAAACAAGAAGTATCGGACCCAATACTTTCTAAAATAAAAAAAGATTTTGGTTCGTTTGAAAAATTCAAGGAGCAATTTAGTGAAGAAGCTAAAACTAAATTTGGTTCAGGGTGGGCTTGGTTAATTTTAACAAAAAATAATAGATTAAAAATTGTTACAACTTCTAATCAAGATAATCCTTTAATGAATACCGAAAAAGAAAATGGTTACCCATTACTTGGTTTAGATTTATGGGAACACGCGTACTACTTAAAATATAAAAATAAACGAGACGAATACATTAAAAACTTTTGGAAAGTTGTGAATTGGGGGTTTGTAAACGACCAATATACAACACAAATTAAAAAGAAGTCTGTTTAGATTTATTTTGGTAGGATATTTATATAAAAAAATCTATGTCAACTACAGTTATTATCAACGAACCAGAAAGAAGTAAACTTTACAAAAGAATACGTAATCTTTTGGGTGCACCTTTACGTTCAGTGGAACTTGAAGACGAAATGTTGGATTCTCTTTTAGAATTATCTATCGAAGATTATGAACAACATGTACAAGATTGGTTAATTGAGTCACAGTGGACTTCAGTTTATGGTCTTAACTTAGATGAACAATCCATCACGAGAGCTTTATCAACAAGAAGTATGGATTGGGAAACTCAATACACTTATGCTTACTCTAAAATTGTTGGTTTACAAGCCGGTGGCGATTGGGTCTTGAAGAAAGATTACATTGATTTAGTACCAAATCAACAAATTTATGAAATACCGGCAGGTAGGGAACTTAATGAACTTCTTTGGTTTTCACGTTCAGAATTGGACGCAGCATACTTCGACCCATTCATGGGTGGTTTTGGAGGATTTGGTGGTATTGGTTTAGGTGGTGGTGCCGGATTTTCACAATTAGGTACAACAGGTAATTATTTTATTACACCAGCATTCGATATTCTTTTAAGAATGTCTGATATCAATATCAAAAGAAGAATTATTACTGGAGAATTAACTTACCGAGTAACAGCACTTCCGGAAGGTAAAAAAGCAATTCATCTTTATAATGTACCGGGTGGTAAGTTTGATTTTGGTAACATGAAACATAATGACTACAGGGTATGGTATTGGTACTATGATACTTTTGACAGAGAAGATTGTTTAGCAAATAATCCTGATGTAGTCAGACTACCTTCAGACATTCCTTTAGAAAGATTAAGATGGGATAAGTTAAATTCACCCGCACAAATTTGGGTAAGAAGATGGTTTACCGCGTACTGTAAAGAAACATTAGCAAGAGTGAGAGGTAAGTTTAGTGGTAATCTTAAAACTCCTGATTCCGAATTAACTATGGACTATTCATCATTAGCAACGGAAGCGAAAGATGAGAAAACAATGCTATGGGAAGAATTAAAAACTCGTTTAGAAAGATTACGTCCTGAAAAAATGATGGAACAAAAGGCTTTACAAGCAGAGAACTTGAACAAATTATTAAAGTTCAGGGCATTCCAAAGTCCATATACCGTAATTTAATATTTATGTCAGTATTTAGGTCAATACCATCTAAAAGAATTATAAATGGTCACGAAATCGTAACTTCTGATGTTGCTGTCGTAACAAACAAATATTATTCAACAAATGGTGAATCAGCAATAGTAATAAAAGATATTGATGTCTGCGATTTATTTTTAGATTCAAAAACAACAGACCACGTTGTAATTAAAGCATTAACAAAAGTAAATGTGACCGCAGACTCACCAATAGATGAGGAGTTTGATATTATAGAATTAGATAAAGGAGCTTGTGTTGAATATAGAAAAATAGGAGATTATTGGTATATTTTATCTTCTGATGGATTGAAGAACTCTTAGTCGAAACTAAGAGCCATCAAATCACCATCAACATCAAATTCGTAATACTCGTCAGCATCCACTTTCTTTTGTTGTTGAACATATTGTTCCATTAGAACTCTGTTATTTTCAACCCACTCAGTGTCGACTAAATCTACAGTTCCATCCAAATACATATAATAAGGGTCAATACCTACATTTTTCCAAAACGTTAGTTCGGTATCTGATAATGTTAATACTTCTTCTAATGTATCTTGGTGAGCTTCTTTCATAGGATAACCACGAACTAATTCGGTTTGGGTTTTAGTGAATATAGGTCTATCTTTTGGGTTTTCAATTAAAATGTCTTCTCTAATTTCAGGTTTATAAACAACAAGTAATGGTTCAATTCTTTTGTTAAATGCCGCCAAATATCTTGGAACATTATACTCACCCAATAAATCTGGATTCATTTCTATATCACGTTCATCAATCAAATAACAATTTAAAACTAATTCATCTTTTTTCTTTTGAACGTCCCCATGAGATTTCTTTTCACCATTATTAACATAGAAGATTGTATCACCAAGACCAGGGTTTTTACCTTCTTTAATCAAAAGTTCCATGTGAGCCTGACGAGACATCATATTACCGGACTTAGTGGTTTTAGTAATGTGAACTTTGTAATCATCAATTGATTGTTTAACACGAGCTTTGTTTGCGATTTTAGCCAAAGGAATTTGTCTGTTATAAAGTTTGTCTACATATTCGTAGTAGAAGTCCAAAAATTCTCCACCCTTACCATCTAATAACATTCGAAGACCTGTGTCCAAAAACTCGGCAACATACGTTTGAAGTTTTTTAGATTTAATTGTATTACCCGTTAGTTTTACTTTACCCTTGTCTGTGAGAAGTGCGTAGTTTTTACGAGCCACGTTTATTGTTGAAGGCCAAACACCATCAATGTCTAATCCCATCTCACCTCGTAAGAATAAGTCGTTGTATTCTGCAACATCCGCTTCAGCCCCAACATATTCTTTACCCTCTTTAACAAGACCGTTCAAACCTTTACCAATATACTTATATGTCTCCCTATCTTGTGGCGTTTCAAAGTTCACACCGTCCGTGTCCATTACAAGTGGAACGTAACCTCTTTTCATAAAAAACATAATCATTTGACGAAGGTATTGTCTACCAGTACAAGTAATCTGTTCACCCATATCAATATCACCCCACGGAAATACTTGTGGTGCTGATAATGAACCAAAGAATGCGTTGATAAAAATTTTAATTGGTAATTGCTTTCGGTCATAAGAAATTGCAAGTTTCGGGTCAATAGACTTATATTCACTCGCTAAGTTCTTGTATTTAATACGAGTATCACGGAAATACTTTAACATGCTCTTCATCGCTCCCGTTACATCACAAGCGGGGAACACATCGTGAACCAACTGAATAGATGGGTATAGTGATGAGTAGTCAAGTTTTAATACGTTTTTAGAGAACCCAACCTGAACCAAACGAGAAAGACCTCCTGTAAACTTTCTTTTCTCTAATTTTCTTGGTAAAGCTAAGTTATGTTTATATGACCACGCGGACATAATCATTTTCCATAACGTTGCGGTTCCCATTGTTGAAAGTCGTTCATAGGTTGTTGGTACAAGTTTCGACAACAAGAAGTTCGCTTGGTTAAACTGCTCATCGACAACCATCGTTTCATAAAGGTCATCGTCCAAGTAGTCTTCAATAATTTTTGAACCTGTAACTAATTTATAAACATCATCTCTTCTTTTACATACCTCATCTATTTTTGAATCAAATCCAACTTTTTTATATGCTCCGTTTTCTTTGTTCATCCAATATTCAAGGTTATCAAAATAAATTTTACCAATCTTATCTCCTTCAACATAAACACGATTTGGTTTTTCTGCTTCAATAAATTTGGTGATATACTTCAAAGACCAACTCTTAATGTCTGAGTTGATTGCTTGCGCTCTACGAACAGCGTGTGCAATATCCACAATGTTATACCCCCACATCTGTGTCTGAACGTATGGTTCCATTTCGTTTGCCAACTTTAAGATACCATCTTTTTGTTTCAGTGTATAATCAGGATGCAAGGTCTTACAGATTTTTTTTATATTAACTTTTAATATTTCAGCTCTTTTCAAAATAAATGGAAAGTCAAAGAAAGCTGAGTTGTAACCACCAATCAAAGATGGTTTCAACTCATCAATAGTCTTAAAGAAGTCGACAATCATTTGTCGTTCTTCATCTTCATTTTGTGCTGATAATAATTTTAGAAAACCACGATTGTCTTTCATCCCTATCAAGAATATTTTACTTGTTTTGGGGTCAAGACCTGTGGTCTCGATATCGAATACAAACCTGTGGATTTCATCGTATTCATCAAAACCTTTGAATAGTCTTTTACTTTTTTGAATTAAGTATTGTTCTACGGGTGATAATATTTGAATTGAATCTGTGTTATCTCTACCCCATGGGTCTAATCCACCACCTTTAAAGAAGTTTACAAGGTTAGAATATGACTTGGTTGTTTTAACCAAATACTTTAATCCGTTTTCTAAACGTTCATCACCGTGAGTTTCAAGTTTTTCTATGATGATACCATTTTCACTCATCGCACGTTTTTGTGCGTGTTTATCGTTCTTGTAAAAGTTTTTTCCTTTCAAGTCACCAACCCAAGCAAATGGAATAAATGTGTCGGGGCGTAATAATTTACCCTTAACAGGGTCTTGTATTACCTTATAAATTTTAGATGATTTGTAATCGTATTCGAGTGATACGATATATTTTTCTTCGTCTTCGCCTAATAGGAAGCGTTCAATTTCTTCTTGTGGAACCATATTTTATATTTTTTAGTTTTGGGTTATTGTTCTCACGAACTAAGTCGTGGTTTCCCTTCTTCAATAAATATAAAAATGAGTTGTCTTAATGTCAAATAATGTTGATGTAAAGATTTTCTCTAATCGGTGAAATAAGTTCCCCACTTTCCAAAACTACTAAAAATTGACCTAAAAATCTTCCTTTCTTGTTAGTATCTTTTGCACCCCACTTATAGTAAATGTAATATTCCCACGGTGAATCTGGATTTCTTTTGTCTTTAGCAACAATATATGCTTGTTTCATACTAACTTTAGGAATACCAGTTTCTTCACTAATCATAGAAAACCTTAAAGTAGCATTATCTATCAATGAGTAAAAATTTTCACCAGCATCTGTTCTACCATCAAAAACTACATCCATTTTGACTATAGGTAAAGTTGTATTTTGTTTTATAAAAAATTCCATTTTTTTAATTTTAACATGAAGCACATCCTGCGTAAGTACCAGAACCAAAGTTGTTTATTAAATTCAATGTGTTACTTCCATCCCAAGTTAGAGTTGGAGTGGTTGGAGTATCAAAATATTGACCTGTAATTGTCCAACAATCACCCAATGTGTCCCTTACTGTGTAGGTATACCAAGTTGAGAACGCCCCTTCAGTAACCGGTAGATATGCCAATGGTAATAACATAGATTGTGTTGGTTGATTAGTATTACTACAACTTGCTAACGCCGCTAAAAATTGACCAGAAGGTGTTGGAGTTGGAGTTGGTGTGACCGTAGGTGTTGGAGTGGCAGTTGGGGTTGGAGTTGGAGTTGGTGTTACCGTCGGTGTAGGTGATGGTGTTGGGGTAGGTAAACTTGGGGTTAAACAATTTGGACACCAGTAATCAAAAAGATTAAACCTATCTTTTAAAATTCTAAAATTATGTTGTACTTGTGAACTATTAAAAGCTTCTGTGTACATTCTAAATTGGGATAGTCCTCCCATAAAAGTTCCACCGAAATTTTGTTCCATTAAAATTTGTGTACTTAAACCGCTGAATGTAGTTGCAGATAAAATTTCATCAGGGAATAACTCGGGGTCCTGAGTATAAGGTCCCGTTGTCGCTGAAGTTGCAGAAAATATTAAATGGTCGTGTAAACCTTGAGACCCACCGCCCCACGATATGTTGAATGGAACTCCAAGTTGTTTTTCTTTTTCACAATTCAATTCTCTCGGAATTATCTCTTCAAAGTTTTCAATAACCATAAAATAATATCCGTTGATATAAATTTTTAATCTACCTAATCTATACCAAGCATCATCAAACCATTTTCTATCGAAAACAACACGATATACTTTATCTTCTTTTGTTCCACCTGAATGCGTTTCAGGTGGCATTATTAAATTGTAAGATGTATTATTCAATATAGATTGGTAAGTTACTTCTCTTATATCTCCCAACCCACCTAAATTTAATAAATCACATTCTTCTATTGTTGTGTACCTTTCAAAAACCGCAGTAACCATTACCCATCTGTCCTCTAAAATTTGTTCACAAACATAATCACATATATCATAAATTGGCGGACTACAAACCTCGGTTATAGTATATCCTGTTTGAAATGTTAAACCTGTTGTTGAACAACTACCAGTTGTTACACAATCACCAGTAATAATAATACTTTTAACACAAATTCTTGGGTCTGCGGCGCATCCACTAAACCTAATTGATAACGCATTCGATAATACATCAAATTTGGGGTCCAAAGGTTCTACAGGTATTTGTTCAGTACATGCGCCACATCCACACCCAATGTTATGATAAGCTGTTGTTGCACTTACAGGATAAAGTTTAACACAATTCGCATTTGTAAATCCCGATTGATTACAAGTACAACTACTTAAACTTGTAAGTCCAGACGTTACTCTAGTATATCCACTATCACTTATAGGACTACCACTTGCAAAATGATAATATTTATTTTCAGCTCTAGTGCCAAAATAAAAGAACGTTCCTGCATTTTGAGGGTAACGAGTGTTCAGGTATTCTTCGGTCGATGTGTTAATAGAATATTCATCAGTAATTCTTGGCTTAATTACCGTCTCCATAGTCCAACCTTTATTTAATCTTTCAGGAAAGACTTCATAATCATACCCAAATAATTTATAAAATCCTTGGTAAAATCCTCCGTATAGTTCTTGATAGTAACCTATTGATGGTGCCGTTTTAGACACTATATTATACATTGCTGTTTTTGGTCTACCTGAAAATACAGTATTAGGTGGTGTGGTGTAACCGGTAACCATATGTAATTTCATTCTTCTATCATAATAGTGCGGATGAAACTTATAATCGTCTCTGACACCCATAGTATAATAAAGAGTTTGACCTGTCATTCCAGTATACAATCCGTTATCTGTGGCAACTAAGCCAATATCACAAGTTCCTGTGAAAGCAGATATACAATCTAAATCTAAATTATTCGGATTATAATAATTTTTAGATACTAAAGTAGCTCCCGTATAAAATACATCAAAAGACATAGAAAGTTGAGGACAAGAACCAGTATCATTCAAATCTAAACGTATTGGTAATCTTGTTCCGTCATTTGCCGCAATGATGTCTGTTGAGAACACAACCTCTTCGTCGTAATCCCTTTCATCCGCAGCCAATGTCAAATCAAAATATTGCCTTGAATTTAAAAAACTTTTGTACTTTGGATAATAATATGTATTTAAATTTTGAGTTGGCATACTTTTTTATGATAAATACTTTGTTTGAAGTATTTATAGGTAAAAAGCTCAATGAAGACATATAAATACTCTACAGAAGAAAGGGCAGAAAGAGTTGCAAAAACTTTGGGCTGTGTCGGCTCTCACTATCACAACGAAGATGGTGAAAGAAAATACATGCCTTGTAAGTCCCACGAAATATTTTTAAAAAAATTAAAATCTTCTGAAGATGAACCTAAGGAACAGGAAGTAACTGAGCTTGTTGATGACGATGGAACATGGTTATCATCTGACATTCCTATTCTTTCACCTGCTAATAATGGTCTTGGTACTAAAACAACTGACCAAATCGTACCAGCGGCAAGAAACCCAAGAGACCCATTGTTACGTGGATGGTACGGATACTATGGTGAGGGGTATGTTAAAGAAGAAAATATGATTAAAGCATTTGGGTATAAGGATACTATGAATATGGACGCTAAAGAAACTTTGGATTATTTCAAAGATGAGTTAGAAATGGATGATGAGTCGGCAGAAAAAAGAGTGGAAGATGAATTTGGTAAAAGTCCTGAAAGAGATGAAAAATCACCATATAAAAATAAAAAAGGTTTTGTTGGTAGACCAATTCTGAAAGAAAAAGAAATAGGTGAAGATGTCGTTATAGATAAAAACTCTGAAGAAAATACGGAAAAAAGAAAATTAAAAGATTTAATCAATCCTCTTTTATTAAGAAACATTAAATCAATTAAAAAATTGGCTAAAGAGCACGGAATATCAGCCAAAGAATTAATTCAAATGTTAAAAGATGAATAAAAATTTATACGATAGAATTGCAATAATACCCGATAGTTTGGTTAAACACTTAGAAGACTCTTTTAATTCTGTAGGTGGAAATCAAAACACTGAGGGTTTTAATAGAAATCAACAATTACGTCAAGGTAGACAAGCAACATATCAACAGATAAAAAGAATAAAAAGTTGGTTCGACAACTATGGTGGTAGAAAAGAAGACGCCCCGTTTATCCTTAATGGTGGTGATAGAATGAAAACATGGTGTGATGAGGTTTTAAGAGTTTGGAGAGAAAATGATAAAGGAGGTAAAAAAATAAAAATGGATGCTGGTATGCAGAACCAATTTATTGATGGCCACCAAAAAGACCAAATGATATCTAACCCATTAGATAGTCACTCAAAAACTAATAGTGACATTGATGTTAGAGTTGAACAAGAAATAAGATTAATGAATAAACTATACCAAAAAATATTATAATGGCAGTCCAATCAGATAAAATGGATTTTTCGCAACCTGATAATCAATTAAGTAAAATTGCGGAAGAACAAAGAAAAAAGTTATTTCCAAGAAATGATTTTAATCCTGCAGACCAATATTCATCAGTACACCCAGATGCAATCGCAGATGGTGATAAAATTGGTAGGGGTACTGGTGGCGAATTAGATGTATATAATCAAGCTGCGGGTACGTCTACAGACATCGCAGAAAGAAAAGACGATTTAAAAATAAATAAATTTTCACCAAATAACCCATATTACACAGTATCGTGAAGTTATTAAATAATCTTTCTAGTTTAATTTTAGAAGCGGCAAATTTAGATGTTGTTCAAGATAGTATTAGAAATAAAAAAGTGATTACTATCAACTACGACGGTAGAGAGTATGGTAGAGGATTCCGTGAGATTGAACCTGTTTGTGTTGGGTACTCGAAAAAAGGTGAATTAGTATTACGAGCATGGGAAAGACAGGGGGCGTCTCATTCTAAGGTTACAAGAGATAACCCTATACCAGGATGGAGATTTTTTAAATTAGTTAAAATATTGACTTATCAACCACAAGGTGATAATTTTTATGAAATGAGACCTGATTACAATCCGGATGGTGATAAACTTATGTCAAGCGTTATTTTAAACGCAAATTTTGATAACACAGAAAACTTAGCTTAATATGTCAGATTTAATGCAAAAATTAGCAATTTCAAAAAAAATTATGGATGCCCATAATGGAATAAATAGAGGAACTGCTACCCCATCAACACCGATGGTTGAAAATTATGAGGTGCCAAACGCATCATATAATATTCCTCAAGAATATGTAGGTGAAGTCACACAACAAGGGCAAAACTTTGACCCGTCACAACCTTTAGATGAAAGTAGAATTAAAAATTCAAAACTACCTGATGAAATTAAAAGATTAATGATTGAGCAACCAATAGTACAACCAAGTTCTATGAACGGTGGTTCAGTAATTAGTAATGATATAATTGAGGGGGCTCAAAGATTAATGGGTATGAACCCAAATACTACGGTAACTCAACCTGAACCATCAAAAAATTTAACAACAAAACAACCAACTTCTAACTTTAATATGAATGAAATGAAGTCAATGATTAGAGACGTTGTTAGAGACACAGTAAGAGATGTTATAAGGGAAGAACTTAAAGACGCTGGTATGTTGGTAGAATCTACATCAAAATCTAATGATACAATTCAATTTAAAGTAGGTAATCATTTGTTTGTTGGTAAAGTTACCACAGTAAAAAAACTAAAATAATTTCATTGTAAATTGATATTAATCCACTCTCAAAAGGGGTGGATTTTTTGTTTTATTTAAATTATCTTTTATGTAAAAAAAATATTTATGAGTAAAATAAAAGTTTTAGTACTACCATCTGACAAAACAGGAGTGGGTAAATTTAGAAGTGTGGACCCACACGTTATGTTACAAAATAACCACTCAGATGAATTTCATGTCGATATTGATTATGAACCAAAGATAAATGATTTAAATTATTGGAAACAATACGACATAGTTCATTTTCATAGGACTATCGCTCACGAGTACGATAATTCAGTTAATCTAATCAAAAAACTTAACTCCCTTGGTGTTGTTACTATCATGGACTTAGACGACTATTGGTTACCGACAAAAGAACATCCTGTACATCAAATGGTAATTCAAACTAATCTCCATAAAAAAATAATAGAGAACCTTAAAGTTGCTCAACACATAACAACTACTACTTCAGTATTTGCAACAGAAATTTCAAAATACAATAAAAGTGTTTTTGTTTTACCTAACGCAATTAACCCAAAAGAATCTCAATTTAATGCAAAAACCGAGCCGTCAGATAGATTAAGATTTGGTTGGTTAGGTGGTTCTTCACACTTACACGACTTGAAACTTTTAGATGGTACAATGAATAAATTAACCCCATTGAAGGATAAATTTAGTATGTATCTTTGTGGATTTGATATTCGTGGAACCGTAACCGAAATAAATCAACAAACAGGTGAACAAAAACAAAGACAAATCAAACCTGAAGAAACTGTTTGGGCTCGTTATGAGGAAATATTCACGGACAACTATAAACTTGTTGATGAAAATCATAAAGATTATTTAATGAAGTTTACAGAAGAAGAGTATAAATCAAACACTTCAACATTCTATAATCGTGTTTGGACAAAACCAGTAACAAGTTATGCTAACAACTACAAATGGTTTGACGTATCTTTAGCACCAATCAAAAATCATGTATTCAATAGAGTTAAATCACAACTTAAAGTAATTGAGGCAGGATTTTATAAAAAGGCAATTATAGCATCTAATGTCGGTCCTTATACTATTGATTTGAAACACGCACTTAATAAAGGTGAATTTACAGATGGTAATGCGTTACTTGTAGATGAAGCAAGAAATCATAGTGATTGGTCAAAGTATATGAAAAAGTTAATTGATAACCCTAACTTCGCATATGATTTAGGTCAAAAATTATATGAAACAGTAAAAGATACTTACGACTTAAATGTTGTCACAAAAAATAGAGCAGAATTATATAAATCCTTAGTAAAATGATAAACATACCTATTAACAAAATTTTATTTTTAGATATAGAAACTGTTGGTCTATGTAAAGACTGGAGTTCTTGTCAAGAAAGTCATCCTAAAATTGCAGAACAATTTGTTAAATATTTCGATTGGTTCCTAAAAAGATTTCCAGAGGATAATGTTGAAACAAATGGTCTCGAAGAAGAAATGCAAAAAATGAATGATGTTTATGCAAAACGAACTGCTTTAGTTCCTGAGTTTGCGAAAATAGTTTGTGTGTCTATGGCATTTGTTTTAGAAAATGGTGAAATTAAAAAACAAACGTTTTCTAACGATGACGAACACAAGTTGTTATTAGAGGTTAGAGACCTTTTGAATAGATGTCATAAATTGGATTTTTATCTTTGTGGTCATAACCTTAAAAACTTTGACATCCCTATGTTGGCAAAACGAATGATTATCAATGGAATTATGCCCTCAAAGATTCTCCCCTCATATGATACTAAACCTTGGGAAGTAAAGGCAATCGACACGAAAGAGATTTGGCAGTATGGTGCATACACCGCGATTGGTTCATTAGATTTAATGTGCACTTGTTTAGATATCCCTACACCTAAAGACGGACCAATTAATGGTGGAATGGTTCATGAAGCATATTGGAACCATAATAGACTACAGGAAATAGCAGAATACTGTGAAAAAGATGTAGATGTATTAATAAACGCAATTTTACAATTAAAATCTCTTAAATAACATGTTTAAAGGAATAAAAGAAATAAGAGAACAACTCAAAACAATTAAAGACTTACAATCTCACTTAGGTGAGATTGATATGAACAATCCTGAAGAGTTTTTAAAAAAAATGGGTCTAAGTACCGATGATTTAAATAAACACTTTGAGTCGATGAATGATGAGTATTCAACACAAATAACTAAAGCAACTCTTAAGTTTGTTAATACTTCAGATAATGTTAATCCAAGTTATGTATATCCGTCAGATTCAGGTTTTGATTTAAGAGCAGCCGAAGAAGTTGTTATTGGTGCAAATTCAAGAGCACTCATACCAACAGGGATAAGATTAGATATTGCAGATTCATATGAAGTGCAAATCAGGTCCAAGAGCGGTCTAGCATTAAATCAAGGATTATTCGTTTTAAACTCACCAGGTACAATTGATAGTGGATATCAAGGGGAAATAAAAGTTATTCTTTTTAACACCACAAACCAATCTATAAAAATAGAAAAAGGTCAGAAAGTTGCTCAAGCGGTTCTTTGTCCTGTTTTAAATGGTAATTGGGTGGATTTAGTTGAGGTTAAAGATATTGAATCAAAAGATAGAAATGATAACGGATTTGGTTCAACAGGAATATCATGATTACAATAGGATTTTCAACAAGAAAAATTGACGATAGTTTTGTGGAACTATTGAAGAAAACGTGCGGCGTACCAAACCCACAAATAATCCCAATAGAAAATGAGGGTAAGTATTCACTACCTGAAGCTTATAATATGATTTTAGAACAAGCGACAAATGACATTGTTGTGTTGTGTCACGATGATATCTATTTCGATAGTAAGAATTGGGGTAGTAAAATATTAAAACATTTCAAAAGAAGTCCTGAGTACGGAATTTTAGGTCTTGCTGGTTCAACACAACTACCTGAGTCTGCAAAATGGTGGGAAGACTTTTCAAAAATGAAAGGTATTGTTAATCATGAACACGAAGGTAAAAAATGGGAATCAAAATATTCTGCAAGTTTAGGTAACCAAATCGAAGACGTGGTTTTAGTCGATGGTCTTTTCATTGTTTTAAATAAGAAAAATATTAAACAAACTTTTAATGAAGAAATAAAAGGTTTTCACTTTTATGATGTGGATTTTTCATTTAGAAACTTTATTGAAGATGTAAAAATTGGAATTATCTACGATGTTAGAGTAACTCACAAATCAATAGGTCAAACAAATGACGAATGGGAACAAAACAGAATTAAATTTGCAGAAAAACACAAAGAACTTCTTCCCGTTAAAATTAAAAGAAATCTCACATTAGAGTCACCAATTAAAGTATTACTATCATCACTATTCTTTAAAACTTTTACTGGCTCAGAGATGTATGTTTATGAACTTGCAAGGGGTCTTAAAAAATTAAATTGTGATATTACGGTTCTTTCAGATATTGATGGTCCGTTATCTACATTAGCAAATCAACAGGGAATTAAAACTTTACCATTCTCTAACCCACCTGGTTATAAATTAGGTGATGGAAAATGGGGAATGAACACACCGCAAGGTTTTGTTCAAAGCCAACCTAATATGTTGTACAAGATGTCAGACGTAAATTTTGATATCATTCACGTACAACATAATCCAATATCACAAAGAGTATGTGATATGTATCCAAACACCCCAAAAATTTCAACAATACATTCAGAGGTGATTGAATTAGAAAATCCGTTTATTCACGACTCAATTAAAAAGTATATTTGTATACGACCTGAAATTCAAAAACATGTTGTTGATAATTTTAACATAGATGAAACTAACACAGATGTAATATATAATCCAATCGACACAAATAGATTTAATAACGTGAATACAAAAACATATCCATATGTTTTATTTGTTGGTACTATTGATTATTTGAGAGAAAAAACAATTCGAGATTTGGTTGAGTATTCAAAATCTATCGGTAAAGAGTTGTGGTTAGTTGGTGAAAACAAATCAAATTACTTACCTGAACTATTAAATAGTTCACACGTTAAACATTTCCAAGCAACTAATAAAGTTGAGGAGTACGTTAAAAACTGTACGGAAACTGCAGGTATTTTACTTGGTAGAACTACGATAGAAGGGTGGTTATGTGGCAAACCAGGATGGATTTATCAAGTAGACGATAAAGGTGATATTCTTAGTAAAGAAAGACATGAAGTACCTTCAGATGTAGAAAAGTTCAACTCAATCGAAGTTGCAAAAAAAATAAAAGAAGAATATATTAAAATTTTAAACCGATGAAACTAATAGTTTTAACTACCACATATAATTGTGAGAATTTTGTTGAGAGGTCCTTAGCAACAATTATGACTCAAACTTATAAAAATTTTAAATGTTATATCACTGATGATTTATCAACAGATGGAACGGTTGAAAAAATAAAGAATTTTATTAAAGGTGATGATAGATTTGTTTTAATTGAAAATAAAACTAAAATGTTTCAACCGGGAAATTATGACCAAGTAATAAGAGGTGAGTTTGATATTGAAGATAACGACATTTGTGTTGAGGTTGATGGTGACGATTGGTTACCGGATTCAAAAACATTCCAAAGAGTTGTTGATACATATAATTCAGATGATGTATGGTTAGCGAATGGTAGTTTTAGATATCATGATGGTAGACCTGGGTTTGCAAGGCCATATACAAGTTTTGATAATATTAGAAACGAAACTTTTACATTAACTCATCTAAGAACTTGGAGAGTATTTTTGTGGAGAAAAATTAATCAGGAAGATTTAAAAGATGAATATGGAAATTATTGGGGGGTTGCTGGCGATTTATCGTTTATGTACCCAATGGCTGAAATGAGTGGTATTGAACATTATAGATTTATGAATGACATAAATTACATTTATAATGAAAGTAATCCATTAAATGACCATAAGGTTAATTTACCTAAAGTTCAAACAATTACTCAAAAAATCAGAACATTTAAACCATACGAAAAATTGATATTATGAAACAAAAAATAAAAATTGCAGATAATACTTTTTCACACTCTATTTTAGGTTATTGTTCTGACTTTCAAAAGTCAGAAAATTTTGAGTGGGAAAGAACCCAACCAAATAATACTGAAAATTTAGTTATTACTGATAATTTTTTAACATCAAATTTACCACCATCTAAAAATAAAATCGCTTGGTTGATTGAGCCTGTTTGTGTTGCACCTCAACATTACGATTACGTTAGAAATAATCTAATGAAGTTTGATTACATTTTAACACATGAAAAAACATTATTAGATTTAGATTACAATACAAAATTCATTCCTTTTGGGTGTTGTTGGATACCGAAAGAAGAACAAAAAGTTTACGATAAAAGTAAAAACATTTCAGTCATTTCATCTAATAAAACATTCACTGACGGGCATAGATTAAGACACGAAGTAATTCAAAAGTTTGGTGATAAAATGGATGTGTTCGGTAGAAGTTATAACCCTATTAATTTTAAAATTGATGGTCTTAAAGATTATCGTTTTTCAGTTGTTATTGAAAATTGTAAAAGAGATTATTGGTTTACAGAAAAACTAATTGATTGTTTTGCAACAGGAACGATTCCTATATATTGGGGGTGTCCTTCTATTGGTGATTTTTTCAATACTGACGGTATGTTAATATTTGATAATATGGATGAGTTAGAAACAATTTTAAACGACTGTAATGAAGATTTTTATAACTCAAAATTAGATGTTATTAGAGAAAACTTTGATAAGTGTAAAAACTTTTTACTACCTGACGAACATGTGTATAAATTCATAAAAGAAAACTTATAATATGGTTTCTTGTTATTTAATGGGTGGTCTTGGGAACTATCTTTTTCAAATCGCAACAGCATATTCTAAATCTTTAGATTTGGGTGAAAAATTTGTTATCAACCCAAATAATGTCCAAGTAGTCCATAAACCAATTGACGTTTACATGGACAATATTTTGAAAAATTTAATATTAGATGGTAATTTTGTTACGAGTCAAATATATAATGAACCACATTTTCACTATTCACCCATACCTGATTTTATGTTACCAACATCACTTCACGGATATTTTCAATCTGAAAAATATTTCAAACACAACAGAAATAAAATTTTAGATTTTTTTTATTGTGATGAAGTTGTTAATAACATACGTGAAAAATATAAAGAAGTATTACATGAAAACACTTGTTCTATACATGTAAGAAGAGGTGATTATTTAAATCTATTAGACCACCACCCAACACAAAGTTTAGAATATTATAAAGAAGCAATATCTATAGTTGGTTCTGATAAAACTTTTTTTATTTTCTCAGATGATATTAGGTGGTGTAAAGAAAATTTTAACTTTTTAGATAATGTTATATATTGTGAAAATAATAAAGATTACGAAGATTTAATTTTGATGTCTTTATGTTATAATAATATTATAGCGAATTCGTCATTTTCATGGTGGGGGGCTTGGTTAAATAAGAATGAAAATAAAATAGTGATAGGACCAAAAAAATGGTTTGGACCCGCTAAAAAAAATATAGATACAAGTGACGTGTATTTTAATAAATTGATAAAAATTTGAAAAATGGGAAATCCAACTTGGAATGATGTAATGAAATTTGAATTAAAAAAAGATTCTGTAATTTTTGACGTTGGTGGGTATATGGGTGATTTTGCTCAAATTTGTATTGACAGATACGAAAATCCAAAAATATATATATTTGAACCTGTGTTATCATTCTATGAAAAGATAGTACATAGATATAAAAATAATGAAAATATAAAAGTTTATAATTTTGGTTTGTCAGATATCACAAGAGATGAATATATAAGCACAAATGGTGATGCATCATCAATATATTCACAAAACGACAGAACTGAAAAAATAAAACTTAAATCTATAAAAGAATTTTTATTCGAGGAGCAAATTTTTCAAGTAGATTTAATAAAAATTAATATTGAAGGGGAAGAGTATAGATTATTAGAATATCTGTCATCAATACCTGAATTAAATGTCTTTGAAAATTATTTGGTACAATTTCACGGGTTTGTCGACGGATATGTTGAAAAACGAAATTCAATTTTGGAAAAGGTATCAGTATATTATGATACTATTTTTAATTACGAATTTATTTTTGAAGGGTGGACGCAGAAAAAAATACAAAAAATAAATTGTTTTGGTGATAGTCATATTAGTATTTTTTCTAATAAAGAAAGTTTATTTAATATGAATGAATTAATTGTATATGATTCTTATCATACCTATAGGTTCGGACCTTATTTAGCATACAACTTAATTAACAAACCAAATGTATATGAAATAATTAATAATGTATCTTATGATGAAAATATTCTTATTTGTTTTGGTGAAATAGATTGTAGAGCTCAAGTAAAAAAAAATATGGACGAACAAAACAAAGATTATATTGAATTAATAGATGAAATTATTGATAGGTATTTTCAATTTATTGACAATTTATATAATAAAAATATAATTTTATTTTCGGTAACACCGGAATTAAAAGAAGAGCCGTTTATATTCTATTATAGAGAAAATCCAGAAGCGTTTGATAAACCAAGAGGTACATATAGCGAAAGAAGAAAATTTAAAGAATATTTTAATCAAAGAGTTAAGGAAGAGTGTTCAAAAAAAGGTTACAAATTTTTAAGTATATATGATTACTTAGTTGATGGAGACACGACTAAAGAAATATATTATGTAGATGATATACATTTAAAACCTAAAAACGTTTTATACCTAATCAATAGAGAAATGATTAAAAATAATTTAATAGAATCACCATTCAAATGATACAATATAATTTTGAGCAAATTAAAAACAAACATCTAAATAAAACTGCATTTATATGTGGTTTAGGTCCGTCCTTATCAGAGACTATAGAATACATTACAAAAAATAGAGACGAAATAATTTTAATATGTTGTAATGATATTGATATTAACACAAATTTAAAACCCGATTATTGGGTGTTTGCAAATTCATTGCAAACATTTCCATTTATGTTAGAAAGATTTAAAAAATATGAGGGTACAACAATAGTACATTCGGATTCAGTTGACTCAACCCCAAGAGAATGGATAGAAAAAAACTCCTCAGGATTAAATTATATTGGGTACGACCAAAGACATTTTAATAATTCTAAATGTAATAATTGCCCTAATGGATGTAAAAATTTTATAGATGGTAGATTAACAATACAAGAAGAATTACAAAAATTTACAAATTATGATTTAAGATATAGTACGGGTGATACAGTTGCAATACATATGTTAGCGTTATCAATATTACTTGGTTGTAATAAAATTTTTATATCCGGTGTAGATTTAGATTATAAAAAAGGTTATTATAATTCATATATGAGACCTCATTCAGTGATTGAATTTGATGTCTGTATAAATAATATTTTAAATGATTTTAAAATTATAAATGATAGTGTAAAAAATCTTGGTATTGAGATAATAAACACCAGCGAAGATTCAATTCTTAAAACTATATTCAAAACTGAAAAAATATGAGTTCAATATTTAATCCAAATTACGTACAAACAACATATAAAGAGAATAAAACAGACTATCCAAAAAAGTTAGTTAACTATATTATAAAAAAATATAATATAAAAAAGGGTGATAAAATTTTAGATATTGGTTGTGGAGACGGTGTGTTAACTAAGTGTTTCATTGAGTGTGGTATAGACGCATATGGAATAGATATTTCTGACTCAGCTAAAGAAAATATACCATCAAAAAAGTTTAAGTCATATAATTTAAATGAGAAAAAATACCCATTTAAAGATGAAAAATTTGATTTTATTTTTTCAAAATCTGTTGTCGAACATCTACATAATCCAGATATTTTATTAGATGAATCTTATAGAATGTTAAAAAAAGGGGGAGTATTAATATGTATGGCGCCAAGCTGGAAACATTCATATAAAGAAGCATTTTATATTGACCATACTCACGTTACCCCTTTTACACGATACTCATTAGAAACCGCCTGTGAATTATCAGGATTTGTCTCTGAATGTGATTATTTGTATCAGTTACCATTAACATGGAAATATCCATTTTTAAACATTTTTAGGTATATAATTCAAAAATTACCTTTACCTTACTCACCTTTTGAAAAAGTATTATGGGGTAAAAAAACAAACAAAATAATTAGATTCTCAAAAGAGGCAATGTTAATTTGTAAAGCGGAAAAAAAATGATAGCTTTAATTTTAGCTCGAGGAGGTAGTAAAGGAATACCCAAAAAAAATATAAAAAAATTATTAGGTAAACCTTTAATTGAATATGTTATCACTTCGGCAAAAGAATCAAAAAAAATTACGGATATATACGTTTCTTCCGACGACGAAGAAATTATTGAGATATCAAAAAAATTAGGATGTAAAATAATTATAAGACCTTCTGAATTGTCAACTGACACATCGTTAGATATCGATTCTTTCAGACATTTTTGTAAGGAATTAAACTATACTGAACCAATTATACATTTACGAGCAACAACACCTTTGATTAATCATTCAGTTATAGACGATGCTATTGAAGTATTTTTAAAGAATAAATCATTAATCACAAGTCTTAGGTCCGCCCACGAAACTTCAGAATCTGTTTACAAATTTTATAAACAAGACGGGATATATTGGAGTCCTATTGTAGAGGGTATGGATACTAACTTACCTAGACAAAGTTATCCCAAAACGTATTCACCAAATGGATATATAGATATAGTAAATCCTGAAGTGTTTATGAATTCAGACAATTTTTACGGTGATAAAATTTATTCTTTTATTACTGATAAAACTTATGAAATTGACACTATCGAGGATTTTAATTATATTGAGTTTATCTTAAATAAAAAAAATGCATAAGTTTCAGTTAACTCCATTTAACTGTGATGTTGTAAAAACTCGTTATCGAAACATCATCACACCAATACCTTCACCACAATCATTACAATATTTAAATGATTGCATCAAATATGAGCCCGATTCAATGAACGACCAATTACCCGTTGTGTGGGATTCGGCATCGAACTATTCAATTTATGATATTTCAGGTAATAAATGGATTGATTTTACATCATCAATTTTTGTTGCAAATGTAGGTCACTCAAACCCAAAAGTAAAAGACGCAATTATATCCACAACTAATAAAAATTTATTAAACGCATATTATTACCCAACAAAAGAGAGGTCTGAATTTTCTAAATTGTTGGTAGAATCCACTCCTGAAAATTTTGACAAGGTGTTATTTTTATCAACAGGTTCTGAAGCGGTTGAGTGTGCAATCAAAATGTCAATTAAACATTCTGGTAAAAATAAAATTATTTCATTTAATAATGGGTATCATGGTAAAACCATGGGTTCAGCTATGGCGGGTGGAAAATTTAAATCACAAGAATGGATACCTGTTAAAACATATGTCACACATTTACCTTACCCCGACACCATTACATTAGAAAACGAAAAATTAACACCACAAGAACTATTTGAGAAATACTTTAAAGGTTTAAATCCTTCTGAATATTCCGCAGTAATCATGGAACCATACCAAGGATGGTCTGCTGAATTCGCATCAAAAGATTATGTTAAATTATTAAGAAAATGGTGTGATGAAAATAAAGTTTTGTTAATTATAGACGAAATACAATCAGGTTTTGGTAGAACTGGTAAATTATTTGCATATGAACATTTTGAAATTGTTCCAGATATAATTGTTTGTGCTAAAGGTATTTCATCTTCGTTACCATTATCTTGTGTCATAACTAATAATGGAATTATTAATAATGACATGTCTTACAATAGTACGCATGGTGGTAATCCTGTTGCGGTTGCAGCATCAAACGCTTCTGTTAAATATCTTTTAGATAATGACTTAGTTAATGAGTCTTATAGGAAGGGAGAAATAATGAGAATGGAATTGTTAAAATGGAAAACAGAAATGCCTGATTATGTAAAAAAAATAAACTGCGAAGGGTTATTATCTGGTGTGTTCATAAAATCACCAAATGGAAATGATATTGATTTTGTTGATATGATTATAGAAGTGGCTATGAGAAAAGGTTTATTATCGATTAGGACTCAATCAGGAACCTTAAAAATAGGTCCACCATTAACAATCGATGATGATGCATTAATTGAAGGTATTGGAGTATTAAAAGAAAGTTTGATAGAATGTTTAGACATGTTGGTATAGTCGTAAACGACTTAGATAAAATGTTATGGTTTTACCGTGATTTAATTGGTTTAGAAATACTTTACGATAAAATAGAAGAAGGTCGATTTTTAAATCATATTCTTAATTCTGATAATGAATCTCCAAGAATAATTAAACTGGGGGTTGATAACAAAACAATAGTTGAATTACTTTATTTTGGGAGTTGTGATGTAAATAAAAAAAGTCTTTTAGAAAATGGTTACACTCACTTTGCATTGACTATAAAAGATGTTAATTTTCTTTACAATAAGTTTATTGATAATAATTTATCTGTCATCAATACCCCAACTATTTCTGATGAAAAAACAGTTAAAGTTTTTTTTGGTATGGACCCAGAAAATAATATTATAGAATTTGTTGAGTTATTATGAAAGTAGGAATTCTTCAGGGTCGTCTTAGTGAACCCGTCAATAAAAAAATGCAAGAGTTTCCATCTAATTGGAAGACAGAATTTAACGTTTTAAATCACATTGAATTATGTGGTATTGAATGGTTAATAACTCCAAATGATAACTCAAATAATCCATTATTTAATGAACCTAATTTACCTACTAACATCTTATCAGTTTGTGTAGATACTATGGTTAATAATTCATTTTACAAAGATGAATTTATGAATGAAAATTTAGTACCAGTTTTAGATAAAATGGTAGAACTAAAATTAAATAAAATTGTAATACCCCTTTTAGAAGATAGTTCAGTAGAAAATGAATATATCAGATATGAATTTTTAAAAAACATAATCCCAATATCTGAAAAATACCCATCGATTAATTTCTGTTTTGAATTTGAATGTGATAAAGAAATTGTGATGGATGTCGTCAATAATAAAAACAATTTTTTTATTACCTACGACACCGGTAATTTCACCTCAACATATAAAGAAAAAATAGACCATAAAGAATTGATACATTACTTTGGGTCAAAAATAAAAAATGTACATTTTAAAGATAGAACCTTTAATGGAGAAACAAAACATTTTGGGTTGGGTGATACTGATTTTAAAATTATAATTGATTCATTAAAAAATATTAATTACACTGATAACATCATATTGCAACTTGCAAGAGATGTAGATGGTGATGAAATAAATTACATAAAAAATACATACCAAAAAATCAAAACATTATTATGAGAAACTTATTTGATTTAGATGGTAAGGTTGCTTT